CTCCCCCTCCCACTCCGCGCACAGCGCCACCACGGGCTACTCCGCGCACAGCGCCACCACGGGCAACTCCGCGCACAGCGCCACCACGGGCTACTCCGCGCACAGCGCCACCACGGGCGACTCCGCGCACAGCGCCACCACGGGCAACTCCGCGCACAGCGCCACCACGGGCTACTTCGCGCACAGCGCCACCACGGGCAACTTCGCGCACAGCGCCACCACGGGCGACTCCGCGCACAGCGCCACCACGGGCGACTCCGCGCACAGCGCCACCACGGGCAACTCCGCGCACAGCGCCACCACGGGCTACTCCGCGCACAGCGCCACCACGGGCTACTCCGCGGAGTCGAGCGTATCTGGAAAGAATGCTATCGCTGCCTCCCTGGGAGTTAAAGGAAAAGCGAAGGGAGTGAAAGGTGATTGGCTTGTTCTCGCTGAGTACCGCGATGATGGATCAATCAAGGCGATACGTGTCGCGCACATTGGTGGAAAGAAAATCAAGCCTGATACTTTCTACACGCTGAAGGATGGCAAGTTTACGGAGGCAGGACAGTGACAGATAGCGCAATCACCAAACAAGAACAAGCACCCATGGCTCCCATGCAAATGATTCAAGTGGCCTTTCAGAAGGCGCTTGAAGCTGGCGGAGCAGAGGCTCTAGCGGTCGCCGACCGTATCCTTGAGCAGATGGCCAAGCAGCGCGACTATGAAGACCGCGACGCCTTCAACGCAGCCTTGCGGCGTATGCAAGACAAGATCAAACCTATCATCAAGGACTGCGAAAACAAGCAGACGCACAGCCGTTACGCGTCCGCTGAAGCCATCGACAATATGATCGACAAGCTGATCGAAGATGAGGGCATGACGCTTTCCTTTGTGCCGAAAGCCTCTGACAAAGACAACGAATTTATCGTAGTCGGAGTTTTGAGCCTGGGGGCATACTCGAAAGAGTACCCGCTCCCGATTCCATGCGACGGCAAAGGCCCAAAGGGTGATGGCGTAATGTCGCGCGTTCAGGCCGTCGGCAGCGGCGTAACCTATGCCAAGCGATACATCAAAAACATGATCTTCAATCTGCGTTTCAAAGAGAAAGATGATGACGGCAACCGCGCAGGAGGCAAGCAGCCGGGCGTACTTGATGAGCGCGAACACCTGACGCACCTGGAAAACATCCGCAACGCGGGCAACGGCGAGGAACTGCGCAAGATGTACATGGCTGCGCAGAAGGCCGCAGATGCGATCGGCGATACCAAGAGCACAATCACCTTTGCGGACGCGAAGAACAAGCGCTACCGCGAACTGCAAGCTGAAGGGAGAATCTAAGTGAGACTGAACACCGAAGCACACGCGGCGGTCGAGGCTGAGCGCCAGCGGGTAGCGGCGCGGCAAAAAGAGGAACTCGAAGAGGCTGAGAAGCGCGCAAAGAATCGTGCACACCGGCTCAAGATCGACAATGAAGCCCTGGGCGCGATTGTTGCGCTCGACATCCCAATGGACCGCGCTCAAGACCTGCTCATTGCCATTGCAAAGGGCGCTGTGCCGCACGTAACCATCAGCTATTAAATTTGCGCGGGTGACTCCGACAACCTAGAGATAGGCTCTGAACACTCACGGATGAGACGGGGAACCCTCGGGGGATAGGGTGCCAGCAGCATTCCACCGGCCAACTAGGAGGCCGTAGCCAAAAGGTAACGGAAGCTGGCAGGGAGCGGAACGGCCCGCGCAGTAACCATCAAACACGGAGAGGAAGTATGCAGATTCTACGATTCGCGCAGCACGGCACAGACGGTAACGTGTCCGATGACTTTTTCCAAGCGCACCTAGGCCGCGCCACAGCGTCCAGTGCGTCGGCCATCATGAATTTCACGCAGAAGGGCGTCGAGGGTTCCAAGCGCGAACTCTACCGGCTGGAGAAGGTCGCGGAGATTCTAAGCGGCATCGCGGCGCAGGACCACTTTGTATCAGCGCCCATGAAGGCTGGTACGTTCTCTGAGCCAGCGGCCCGCACGGCCTACGAACTCGAAGAGGGCGTGATGGTCGAAGAGGTCGGCATGGTGGTGGGCGACAATGAGCGCACCGGCTGGAGCCCGGATGGCTTGGTAAACGACGCAGATGGTAATCTGGTCGGCGCTATCGAGTCGAAGTGCCCGCGCACAACCACGCACCTGCGAGCCCTCGATGCGGGCCAGATTCCAGAGGGCAATATGCCGCAACTGCTCTTCGCATTCATGTGCTGCCCGCCGCTGCAATGGATAGACTTCATTTCGCGTGACGGCGGCATGAGCAACGATCCCGCGATGTTCGGCCCGATCCTACCCAGGCGCTACGTGCAGTTCACCATCCGCCTGCACCGCGAGGAGTGCGAGGCGCAGATTGCCAAGATGCGCGAAGCAACGGACAAGTTCCTGGCGGACGTGGACGCGACCATTGAGCGCCTGAAACAGCGCGCGCCGGAGGTTGCCGAGCCGGAGCGCGTTGCGGAGGACTTTGGCGATATGGGAATATCGGACGCTGACATTGAGTGGGCGAAAGGTGGGTTTGAAGATGCAGCAGACAGCGCAGCAAGTTGAAACGTTCACCGGCGTCGTGGAGAACACCATCCCACACAAGGACATAGGTTGGGTGCGCACAGACACCGGCGAAACGCTCTTCTTTCACCGCAACTATGTGCGCAATCACAAACTGCCCGAGATCGGCCAGCGGGTCAAGGGTCGCATCGGTCGCGTGGAGCAAGAGGACAAGCAGGCAAGAGCTTTCAATGTGGAGGTGGTAAATGGGCACTAAAACTGGAATCGAATGGACCGACCACACGTTCAATCCGTGGATCGGCTGTACCAAGGTAAGCGCCGGATGCGCGAACTGCTATGCAAAGACCCGCGATGATCGGCACATGCTCGGACCTGTGAGCCATTGGGGACCAAGCGCGCCGCGACACGTCACCAGCGCAGCGAACTGGCGCGAACCAATCAGGTGGGCGAAGGCAGCGCGGGCAGCGGGAAGGCGCGATAAGGTCTTTTGCGCAAGCCAGGCCGATATATTTGAACTAGAAGCGCCGGTCGCCGCGCGGCAAGCCCTCTGGAGACTCATCGGCGATACCTGCGATGCGCTCGACTGGCAGCTTTTGACCAAGCGGCCGGAGAACATCCTCTCGGTGATGTGCGACGACAACTTGAATCTCGGATTCTTTGAGCTGACGCGCTGCTGGCTGGGCGTGAGCGTGGAGAATCAGGCCGCGGCGGATGAGCGCATTCCGCTGTTGCTACAGACGCCGGCGGCATTGCGGTTCATCTCGGCTGAGCCATTGCTGGGGCCTGTGAGTCTTCGCTGGAAAAACTCGACCGACTTTGATACACCACATCCGCGTCACAAAATGCCGGAACCAGATGAGTGCGGTAGGATTTGCACGGACGAATACGACGGCCTACGAGAGTTGGACTGGGTGATCTGTGGAGGCGAGAGCGGACCGAATGCGCGGCCGATGCTTCCCGAGTGGGCCGAGAGTCTGCGCGACCAATGCGAGGCCGCCAGCGCTGCCTTCTTTTTCAAGCAATGGGGCGAGTGGGCGCCTGGGGCTTGCGCCGGTTCTCCGCCTTCCCGTAGAGAGCGGACTGCAACCTGGTGGAATGGGCACTGGCTTTACGACTCGCTGACTCCCCGTCAGAGCGAAGAGTTACACCGCGACGATGAGCCTGATGTCTATCTCCTCGGAAAGAAAGCCGCTGGCGCCATGCTCGATGGCCGCGAGTGGAAAGAGTTTCCGACGGTGCGCCCATGACGCTCAAGCAGATGGAGCAGGACTTTCACTTTCTGCGCGGCCAGGTGCAGCGATTGAGCCGCCTCATTGACGCGCTGGAATCGTCGCCGCTGCTGATTCAAGCGATGGTTGAGCCAGAGCCGGAGCCGGACATTCCCTGCGAGAGCAACGCTCCAACACGCGAGGTGCGCACTATCGCGGAGGTTGAGAAAGAGGCTATCTTAAACGCGCGCGATACGTTCGGCATACATTGGCGGGCGGCTTGCGTTGCGCTCGGCATCTCAGGAAACACCTATTACCGCAGACTGAAGGAATACGGGGTGCGCGAAT